TCAGGCTTCCGGGGCTTTTTCTATGATGCGCTTGGGCAGCTGCTGCTGAACGACCGCCAAGGCCGTTTGAAGACAGGCGATGTACTCTGGATCATCCCAGAACGGCTCCGGAGCCAGCGCAAACCGACGCGCCGCGGCATCCAGCGATCCGTCGCCCCAGCGCGGATGCAGACGACCGGTCACTTGCGCATACCGGCCCGCCCGCCGCGCGCCTTGGGCAATGGTTCTGGCCCGCGCCCCCCGTTTTTCGGCCCGACAGGCCAGCAGCGCGCGGGCGCAGGTGATGATGTCATTTGGCAGCACCGGCCTGCGCATCAGACCAGCGCCACCGCAGCAAAAAGCCCCGCGCCAAAGCGTCGCGACAGCTGCGCCACCTCCACCCGGTCGCCCGGCACCACCCCATCCGCGCTCTGTGCGGCAGGGTCATAGGTCCACGCCGCCGTGGTCAGAATTTCTTCGCGCAGCACCGTGCTGCCCGAGATCACCCGCAGCAGATAGCTTTCGCTTTCCTCGCCCAAGGGCACCTCGGGCGCGGTCCAGTCGTCGCCGTCAATGCGGGTGCGGCGGATCCAGTCGAACTGCATCGCGCCCCCCAGCGCCCCATCAACCGCCAGATGCGCAGGCGCATAGGGGCGCAGGCCCGCGCCCTCGAACGCGGCTTCGATCGCCACATACGACGGATCCTCAAAGCTCCGCCGCGCCGGGCCAATCCGCCAATTGCGCGCCACACGGCGCTGGCTGGCGGCCAGATCAATCTGGCCAACCCGATCATCCAGCAGCACCACGTAAGACCCCGCAGGCCAGACCTCGGGCATCAGCCCGTCGGTGCCATATTGCCCCCGCAGCCGGTTGCGCAGCAGGTAACGATTGGGGCCGATCAGCTCTGCCTCCTGGAACTGCAGAATCTCCCAGTTTTCCGGGCTGCCATCGCCAATGGCCAGACGATTGCCGCCCGCCAGAACCGCGCCCGGCTCCAGCGTCTCCAGCGCGCCGGCAATCAGCTGGACCTCCAGATCCGCACCCAGATCCCAGCGCCCCGCAGGCGCAGAGGGCAGATCGCCCAGCGTCTGGCCCAGTGTTGCCCGCGTCGCAATGATCTCTTCCAGCGCAAATTCCGCGCCCAGATCGGCGCCATAGACCGCCACCGTGCCCGGCCAGCTGGCCGCCGTCACCGCCAGATGCGGGGCATGGTCGACCTCATCCCCGGTGATCAGCGGCAGGTCCAAAAACAGCGGCAGAACCGGCAAAGGCGCCGCAAAAGCCTGTGTCTCGGCCATGTCTTCGGGCATGGTCGCCGGGTCATAAACGCCGGCCTCGATCCGCTGAGCCTCAATCAGCTGGCCCGCGCCCAGGTCTACGCGATCGATCCTATAGGACGCGCCATCTACCGCCACAATATCCCCGGCCCCAAGGCCCAGCTTCGACGGTGGTAGGGCAAAGCGCATCCGGTCCCGGCCGACGCGAGCCTCTGCCAGCCAGCGATGCACCACTTGGCGGCCCTCGCCGCGGGTCAGCGCCATGGGCAGATCCGAGTGGCTGATCGCATGGGTGGCTTCATCCGGCAGCACGGCTTCTTCGCTTTGCACTGCGAAATCACCGCCTGCTTCAACAAAACTGACGCGCACCCGCCCCGACAGCTCGGCCTCGGAGTCGCGCAGCCGTTCAATTCGGCCCTCAAGGTCTTCGTGCTCGGCCATTTGGTCCTCGACCAGATCCACCGCGCCCAGGCCCTTGTGTGGGCGAAACACCAGCTGGCCCGTGCGTTCGATGGTGTCAAACCCGTGGCGCAGCATCAGCGGCTGCAGCGCGGCGCGCGCGCTGTCCACATCGCGCAGCCCATAGCCCCGCACCACGCCCCACAGATCGCTGACATCAATGTCGCGCAGCCCCGCATCGGCGCAGATTTCCGCCACGACCGAAGCCAGCGTGCGCTGCCCGACGCGCCCGTTCAGCCAATGGCCGCGCAGGTAATTCGGGCCATCACTCCACAGATCGCCGCGCGTCGGAAAAGCCGGATAGGGGCGCGCGTCCCAGGCCCAGACATAGGCGTTCGACAGATCCAGCATTGGCGCGTCATAGACGGCTGACACCGGATTGCGCGCGTCGTCCGACCAATAGGTCAGCTGCGCGCGCAAGTATTGCTGCTGCAACAGGTCGTCGCGCAAACCGTTTGAATAATATGGCAAAAAGCTCTCTGAGCTTTTTGGGTCCAGAAACACATTTGGCTGGTTGGTGCCCTTGTCAATCGCAGCACACCCCAGTTCCGTGAACCAGATCGGCTTGCTTTCGGGTTGCCATGCGGTGGGCATCTCCTGCCGGATGCCGCCAATGCGTTCGTGATGTTCCAATCCCCACCAACTGCGCAGGTCTTTGTACCGCCAGATCCACGGCTCCCCGTGCGCGGCGTCGGTGATGGGTTCGCGGCGTTGCGCGTCGCGGGCCTCTGGGCTGGGGTAGAACCAGTCAAAGCCCTCGCCGCCTTCGATGCCGGATTGCAGATACGCCAGCTCGTAAATCGCATCCGCCGCAGCGGCGTCCAGATGATCCTCGCCCTCGCGCCAGTCGCTCAGCGGCATGTAGTTGTCGATGCCAATGAAATCGATCTCCGCATCCGCCCACAGGGGATCAAGGTGGAAGTACCGGTCGCCCTCGGGGCTTTGGTAGCCCCAGTATTCCGACCAGTCCGCCGCATAGCCCAGATCGCAATCTGGCCCTAAAAGCGCGCGCACTTCACCGGCGAGCGCCCGCAGGCCCGCCACCATGGGAAAGCCAGCCGCGCCCCGGATCTGGGTCAGCCCGCGCAGTTCAGAGCCGACGCAGAACGCATCAACGCCCCCCGCCGCCGCACAGAGCGCCGCATAGTGCAGAATGAACCGCGAAAAGCTCCATTCCTCCGGGCCCGTATAGGACACCGTGCCATCCGAAACGGTGAAATCACTGGCCTGAACCGTGCCCAGAAACGCCGCGACCTCTGCATCAGCCAGCGCGGTGCCATCAGGCGACCCCGCCACCCCCGGCGCGAGGGACGTGGTGATCCGCCCGCGCCAGGGCAGCACCGGCTGGCCCTCCGCGCCCGTCCAGGGGTTGGGCAGCGTATTGCCCGCCAGCTGCTCCATCAGAATAAAGGGGTAGAACATCACCCGCTGGCCCCGGTCGCGGATGTCGCGGATCGCCTCGACCACCGCCGCATCCGCAGGGGTGCCGCCATAGACCGGGGCGTCTTCGTCCCCATCCGAAGTCACAGCCACCTTAAGCGCCGCCGCCCGCGTCAGGCCCGACACCTCCCAGGGCATCGATCCATCGGCCAGCTTCTGTTCCACCTTTGGCCGCAGGCGACAGTCGCCGCAGCGCAGATCATCGCCAAACCAGCTGACCACCAGCGACACCGCGCGCGCCTTGGGCAGCTCTTCCTCCAGCGCCGCGAGCGAGGCCTGCAGATCGCTGCCACCAGACGCCGACGACAGGTTCACCGCCTGTGCATCCCCCGGCCCCCGGTTCATGTAAACAGGCGAGGCCGCAAGCGCATATTCCCCGGTGCCCGGCATCAGCGCCACGCCTTCGACGATCTGCGCCAGATCCGCATCATGGGTTCCGCTGTCGGTGTCCTCTGCGCGCAGCACCTCGAAGGACAGCTGCGGCACCCGATTGCCAAACGGACCCAGCGGCAGATCTTCAAACACCACATAGGCGGTGCCGCGATAGGCGGGCACCTGACCCGCGCCCTCAATGGCTTCGATCAGCGGATCGGGCAGCTGATCGGCGCTGCCACGGTAGGTGGTCATGGCAATACTGCTCAGGTCCAGTTCCTCACCATCCGCCCAGACACGGGCGACACGGGTGATCTCCCCTTCGCATAAGGCCACCGCCAGCGACACCGTGTAACTGTAAGAGGTCACATCCTGCCCCGGCGCGCTGCCTTTGCCGCCTTGCCGGGTGGTGGAGCGGGTTTCCTGAAAATCGCTGGCCCAGATCACCTGCCCGCCAATGCGCATGCGGCCAAAGACCCGCGCCACCGGTTCGCCTTCGCTGCCCTGGGTTAGGCGGAACCGGTCCACGCGGCCGGTTTCAACCGCGTCCGATCCCCCCATGAGGCGCGCATCGATCACCCGGCCCAGCGTCGCGCCCACCGCGCGGCCAATCACCGCCGCAGACAGGCCCGCCACGGTTCCCCCGATCGCTCCGCCAATTGCAGACCCCGCTGCTGCAAGCACAATGGTTGCCATGAAGTTAACTCCCTAAGCCATTCAACGGAAACGAAAAGCGCGCCACAATCCGGGCCCGCCACAGCGGGGTCAGCGCGCTTTCCACCACGCCCTGACCGCTCATTGCGTGGATAAACCGCCCGTCGTCGGACTGGATACCAAGGTGTTTTGCCACCGCGCCCCTGCGCATCCGAAACAGCAAAACATCGCCGGCCGCGCCCGTGCCCGGCGCCATATGGCGCAGCGCCGCGCGCCACAGGTGTTCTTCGCCGCCCCGTTCGGCCCAGTCACGGCTGTAGGGGGGCACGGCTTCCGGCTCTGCCCCATAGCGCGCGCGCCAAATGCCGCGGATCAGGCCCAAACAGTCACAGCCCGCCCCGCGCACCGCGCCCTGATGGCGATAGGGCGTGCCCAGCCACAGCCGTGCCTCCTCCACCACCGCGTTCATCTGAGGCTCCCGCCGTCATTGCGCCCCGAGGACTTGGGCACCGCCACCATCCAGTCTTCGCCCGGAATGTCCGGAAAACCCTGAAAGTTCAAAATATTGTCGAACTTCAACCGGCAGCTTTCCAACCGTTTGTCACAGCCCGCCGTCAGGCGCAGCAGATCCCCCGGCAGCACAGACGCCGGCAGCGGCGCCCACAGGTCCAGCACGCGGGGGCTGCTGCCCCGGTCGCCTTTGACCGCCGCCCAAAGCCCCGCGCCCGCGCCGCTTAGCACCTCAAGGCGGCCATGGGCGAACCAGCCTTCGGCAAACCCCGCTAGCGCGGCAAATTCCAGCCGGTCGCCATCAATGATTTCAAATGGGGTTTCAACGGCATAGCCGGTTGTATTCAGATCAAACCGGCAGGCTCCATCGCCCAGAACGGCGGTGCAGCCCTTCTGATAAATCCGCCCCAGCGGCCGGTTCAGCGCCTCGGTCAGCCCGCGCAGTTCGGCCTCAAAGGCCCCATTGCTGCGGCGAATTTCGCCAAAACTGCCCCGAAACAGAACCACCCGCTGGCGGACATCCTGCCAGTTCACCAGCCAGGCCAGCACCTCGGCGCCATCAAAGCGGCCCGCGTCAATATCGGCCTCTGTCACCGCAGAGGACGTCAGCGCACCCAGCGCTTCGGTGTTGTCGACCGACAGCCCTGTGCTTTGCGCCAGCACCCGCGCGGTCAGGCCGGTGCCTGCCCGAAAGGTCACGCCGTCAAAGCTGAGGTCGCAATCATGATCGGTAAACCCATAGGTCACCCCATCGCGCCGCGTCACCGCCCAGGCCCGCGCCAGCGTTGTGGCCCCACTGTCCAGATGCGCCTGCAGCGCTGTGTCAAGCTCTGCCATCAGACCCGCACCTCAACCACCGGCACATTCGGCGCTTCACCGGCCTGAAAAGACGCCACCGAGGTCTGGATCCGGTCGGTGTCAAACCGCACCGGCACGTCAAATTCAAACCCCGCCACCACGCGCTGACCGATTTCCGGCGCGTAAGACAGCTCCACCACGCCGGTCGCGGCATCCAGCGTATAATCCACGCCCTCTTGCAGGATCTCCTGTTCGATCCCGACCTGAACCGTGCTTGCCACAGGTTTGGAAATCGGACGGCCATAGGACTGCGCCCCCGACCGGTAGGTCTTGGTCAGCTGAAATCCGGTTGCCGCGCCATCGCCCAGACCAATGACCTGATCCTCAAAGCTGATCTGACCCGAGGGCAGACAGCTGCGAAAATCCGACCAATCCTTCCAGCGAAACCCAAACAGCCGGCCCTGACGGGCCTCAAAAAACGCGATGAGGGCCGCAATATCGTCCAGCGACCGCAGCCCCAGCCCCGCATCATAGCGGCGGCGCGCATGGGCCCAGGGCGCATTGCGCTCCTCGTGGCCATTGGCCAGCGTGACCACATCGGTGCGCCGTTCGGGGCCGCCGACAGATCCAAATGACAGGGTTTCAGGGAATCGGATTTCGTGAAAATTCATAGGCTTGCCCTCTTTCATTCAGGCGCCACCGCCGGGATCAGCGGTTGCGGTTGCCACGCGACAGGGCGCGGCTCATCTGGTTGGCGATCTGTCCACGCGCGCGGGCAAATCCTGCCACATCCGGGGTCGTGATATTCATCACTACGGTTGGCGCCGCGCCGCCCGACGACCGCACGCCAAGCGCACCATCCGCGCCGCGCACCAGCGGCATGATCGCCTCTGGTCCGGCTTCGCCCATCAGCCCAACACCGCCGCGCATCGGGAAATGGGTCGGGCCATTCACCACCCCACCACGGGCAAAGGGCACAACGCGCCCGGCCGAAAACGCCGCCCCATCGGCAAAAGGCAGGACCGCCCCCACCAGCCCCGACAGCCCGCTCGCAAGGGCGCTGCCGGCCTGATCCGCCACCGGGCGAATGGCGGCGTTATAGGTGCTTCGGATCATCGACCGGCCCAGCCCTTCGAGCACATCCGACAGACCATCGCCGTCGACCACCAGATCGGTGAAAGCCCGGCTCAGCCCCCGGCTCAGCCCCCGTTCCAGACGCCCCGCGCCCTGGCTTGTGCTGGCCAGTCCGCGCGACAGATGGCTCAGCTCTGCGCGGAAACTCGCAGCCATTCCGGCGGCAGTCCCCAGCGCATCGCCGAGCGATCCGCTTTCCGCATCAAGGGCCGAAAAATCTGCTTCTTCCATGGGTTAACTTCCTTCCTTGAGGTCGCTCACATCCGGGAAATCCCGCATCAGCTGGGTCAGCCGGCTGCGATCCATTGCCTGTTGGGCTGTCTCAGTCAGGCCCAGCATCAGCCGCAGTTCATGAGGCGTCAGCGCCCAGAACTGATCCGGCCTCAGCCGCAGCCCGGCGATCCCCGCCCGCATCAGCACGGGCCAGTTGAACCCGGTCATGACGGTGAAACAGGCGCGGGATCCGGGACGCCTGCAAAACTCAGCGCCAACAGCCGCGCGGCCACACGGGCGGCCTCTTGCGCGCCGCCGGCGATTTCTGCCGCCGCCAGGGCCGCAGGCGTGACGCTGGACCCGCCCCCTTTCAGCGCTGCGGCCAGCAGCGCCAAGAGATCGCGGGCGGAGAACGCGCCGGTTTCAAACCGTTCCACCAGCGCCACAAGGCTGTCCTCGGCCAACGTGGCCTCCAGCTCGGCCAGCGCGCCCAATGTCAGGCGCAGCACATGGGTTTCCCCATCCAGAACCAGCGCCACCTCGCCGCGATGTGGGTTCGCCATCGGATCACGCCGCCGTAAAGGTCAGCGCACCGGCGCTGGCCAGCGACAGCTCATAGGTCGCCTCGCCATTGTAGCTGCCGGAATACTCAAGTGCGGTGACCTGAAACGGCCCCTCCACGGTGCCAAAATCGGGGATCACCACCTGAAAGGCGGGCGTCAGCCCATCAAAGAACAACTGACGCGCGCGCTCATCGGTGTCGGCGTCGCGAAACACGCCCGAGCCCGAGATATTGGCCGACCGCATGCCCGCACCGCCCAACAGTTCACGCCAGCCCCCCTGGCTATCAAGGCTGGTGACATCGACGCTTTCGGCGTTGAACGCGATCCGCGTTGCGCGCAGCCCCGCAATGGTGGTGAAACTGCCGCCACCGGTCATATCCACTTTGATCAACAGATCCTTGCCGTTCTGGGCTGCCATCTTGGCCTCCATTCGTTTGAAAGATTAGGTTTACGCTGTTGCTTACGCCTCGAGCCGCGCGGTGAACCGCAGGGCAATCCGCCGGGTGCCATCGCTCATCCGTTCGGCGCGGGCCCGGTCAAACCACAGGCCCACGACCCGGCCCCGCTCCAGCGTCAGATCCGCCGCCAGAAGCGCATCGCAAATGGCTGCCGCCGCTGTCTTTGCACGGGCAAAGCCCGCGCTTTCCGCCCGAAGCGTCACGGTGAACATATGCAGCGCGCCCGCCCCGCTGCTGTCCGACCGATCCAGCGCCTCTTCGGCGCCGAGCGTCACATAAAGGTCCGGCAGCGTGCCCGTGGGCAGCGCGTCATAGATCGCCGTGCCGACCGCCGCCTGAACCTCCGCATCCCCGAGAAGACATTGATAGACTGCAGTCTGAAAACTGGACGCCAATGCATAGGTCATGTGGCGGTCTCCTCTGTGGCCTGGGCCGTCAGAAACCGCCCCTCGGGGTCGGCATCGCCCACGGCGGTGATGCGGAAGATCCGGCTGCCGTCGCGAAACCGCTGATCGGCGCGGGGCCGCTCGGGGCTGCCGTCCGGGGCCGCGCGCAGGGTGATCCGATAGCGCTGCACCGACAGCGGCACGCCGCCTTGCGTGGTTTCGCGCCCCGTCAGGCTGCGCACCTCGGCCCAGAGCCGGCCTTTCTCCACCCAGACCTCGGTAAAGCCTCCGGCGCCATCCGCCACGCGGTTCACCTCTTCCAGCCGCAGACGCCGGGTCAACCGCGGTGTCACTCGGGACCGTCTCATGCCGCGCCCCCAAAGCTCAGCCGCAGGCGGCGATAGCGGCTCAGCAGTGCGGATACGCCAAAGGGCATGCAGCCCGCGTCCAGCCCGCGATCCTCGCGGTATTCATAGTAATGCGCGGCCAACATCAGCACCGCCTGCCGCAGATCCGCAGGCAGCCCCTCCCAGTCCGGAGCCATGCCAGCGGTCAATGTGACCCGCGCCGCGCCGCCGGTTGGGATCACCGGCAACGCCGCCCCCACAGCGGCCAGTTTCGGTGCCTGCGCATCGGCCACCAACCGATAGGCCGCCACATCCACCACGGTCTCGGCGCCGGTCAGTGGCACAATCGCCAGCTCCGACACAGCAGAGACCGGCGCCACCGGCAGCGGCGCGGAAGCGCCGTCCGCCTGGGCGGTGGTCCCCCAGCTTTCGGTCTGCCACTGAAACGCGCGGGCCAGCAGAACTTTGCCGGTGCGGGCCTCAATGGCGGCCAGACTGGCGCGCAGAAAGGCCAGAAGAACCTCGTCCTGCAGGGTGTCATCGCCAAAGCCAGTGCCCATGCGCAGATGCGCGCGAAACGGCGCCAGCGGCAGGGCGGCATCGGGCAATTGGGTCGTCTCGGTCAGGGTCATGCCAACTCTCCGCTTTGAAAAACCTCTCCCCCCTCAGGTGGGAGCACGCGCCTGGCCTGCCGCTCGGACGGAGGGAGCAGCTGGACGACAGGCTGGTTTGGCGCGTGCCCGCCGACGCGCCCGGGCTGCCGGGCACGTCATCCGTCACACAGCGCTTAGCTGGTGGCGAATTTCAGCAGTTTGATCGCCGCAAAGTCGCTGACATCTCCGCCGACCCGTTTGGAGGCATAAAACAGCACATGCGGTTTCGCAGAGAACGGATCGCGCAGCACGCGCAGGTCCGGGCGTTCTGCAATGGTGTAGCCGGCGGCAAAATCGCCAAAGGCAATGGAACAGCTGTCCGAGGCCACGTCGGGCATGTCTTCGGCCACCAGCACCGGATAGCCCATCAGGCGCGCAGGTTCGCCCGCGGCCAGACCATCGGACCACAGGAAGCGGCCATCGGCGTCCTTGAGCTTGCGCACCACGCCTGCGGTTTTGGAATTCATCACAAAGGTTGCATTGGCGCGGTATTCCGCCCCCAGCGCATAGACCAGATCAACAATCGCATCACCGCCGGAAATCCCGCCGTCCACGCCGGTCGCCACATAGCCAAGGTTGCCCCAGGTCCAGCTGTCATTGTCCACCGCCGGATGGGTCATCATGCCCATGGGCTTGTCGATGCCGTCGCCATTGATAAAGGCCGCCGCCTCGGAGCGGGCGAATTTTTCCGCAATCCGGCCTGCCAGCCAGCTTTCCAGATCAAAAGCACTGTCATCCAGCAGACGTTGCGAGGCCTTGGGCAGCGCCGACAATTCGTGCAGCGCGATGGTAATCCGGTCGATCTGCGGGGTTGCGGTTTCGGTCAGGCTGCCGGTCTCAGTGGCCCAGCCTGCGCCCAATTCGCCGTGGTCGATCAGCACGTCATAGGACGTCGCCTCGACCGACACCACAGAGGCCACAGCGCGCAGAGACGCGGTGGAGGTCAGCACCGATTTCACCGTGTCCGAGGTGACCGGATCGACCAGAAAGCCGCCATCCGTGTTCACAGCCGTGCTCAGCGCCTTGGCTTCCAGATCCAGGCCGCGCAGCGCGGTTTCATCGCCAGAGCGCAGATAGGCATCAAAGGCCTTCTGATGCGGCGCGGTTTCAGTTTCAGATGCCGCAAGATGCGGGCGGGCGGTGATGTGTGTCTTACGGTCCAGCATGGTCATACGCTCTTCGTTCTGTTGCAGTTTCAGGGTGACGTCGTCCTTGAACCCTTTGAAGTGGCTTACGAATTCGGAAACAGCTTGTTTCACCTCATGGGCCAGATCTTCGCGGGGAACCTCGGTGTTTGGTTGGTCGGTCATTTGGGGTCTCCTGGAGGGGTCGGGTTAGCTGCGGCAGGCGGCGCGCAGTTCTGCCACCAGCGCGCGCAGCGGGGCTGCGGGGTCGGCCGTTGCCTCCGCCTTGGCGGCCACGCGGGCGGTGGGCAGCATGGGAAATGTCACCAGCGAGACCTCGAAGAGGCTGACCTCGGTCAGCAAACGGCGGCCCTGGCTGTCACGGCTGGCTTTGACCGTGCGGTAGCCGATCGACAGCCCCTCGATTGCGCCGGCCTTGACCAGTGCGGCGGCCTCTGCGCCCTGTCTGGTTTCGGTCAGAAGCCGGCCAGTGACCTTCAGGCCGCGCTCGTCCTCAAGGACCCGGTCCCAGACGCCAATCGGCTGGTCGGGCTGGTGCTGCCACAGCATTTTTACCGCTGTTCCCCGCGCCGCATGGCGCGCCAGAGAGGCGCTGTAGGCGCCGGGCTGGACAATATCGCCGCCTTCATCGGCCACATTGAACAGGCTGGCATAGCCTTCGATCCGGGCGTCATCTTCCAGCGCAAGATCATTGCCGAAGCGTGCGAACTTCTGTTCAAACACGGGTTCACCTTTGATTAACATATGATTGCATCCCATTGGTTTCATTGTGTTTGCGTGGAAAGAAAGCCCTGCACAGCTTGGCTCAGAACCACAGCTGCCACGCCGTAAACGGTCAGCCAGAGACGCCGTTCGAGCAGCTCCTGCGCGGCCTCCAGACGCGCCAGACGGCGCAGCATGGCCTCGCGGCGGGCCTCGGCCACACGTTCATGGGCGGCCAGTCGCAGCCCCGGCGCGCAGTCAAACGGTGGCGGGGCAAAAGGCGGCAGCTCAGACATCCGCGCCCCCCTCTGTGCTGTCCTCGGACAAGGCAGGCAGGCCCAGAAGGCGGCGTTTTTCGGCGACGGTCAGAAACTCTGCCTCGGCCACACGGCGCCATTGCGCATCGCGTTCACTGGCCAGCGCCTGCACCTGATCAAGATCGGGTTTCAGCTCCAGCACCTCGCCGGAATAGAGCGTCAGCCAATCCGCAAGGGCCGCCGTTACCCGCGCCACCAGGGGCAGCACCGTCAGGCGGTAAAAGGCGCGGTTGGCTTCCTGATAATTCGCATAGGTCGCGTCCCCCGGAATGCCGAGCAACATGGGCGGCACGCCAAACGCCTGCGCGATCTCGCGCGCGGCGCTTTCCTTGGTGCGGTGAAACTCCATATCCGAGGGGCTGAAGCCCATGGGTTTCCAGTCCAGGCCCCCTTCCAGAACCATGGGACGGCCGGCATTGCGCGCGCCTTGAAAATTGGCCTCGATCTCTTCGCTCAGGCGGCGGAACTGATCGTCCGCCAGCAGCCCCTGATTGTCATTGCCGCGCCAGACCAAGGCACCGGACGGCCGCGCCGCATTGTCCAGCAGGGATTTCGACCAGCGCGCGGCGGCATTATGCACCTCGACCGCAGTGGCAGCCGCCTGCAGCGGCGCTGCGCCATAGTGGTCGTCCAGCGGGTGAAAGGCCCGCAGATGGCAGACCGCCGGGCGCATGGGATCATTGGGGAAACGGTGCGATTTGGCCCCGACAGTATAGTCATAGCCCACGGGCCAGCCATCCGCACCGGGCACCACCCGCATCCGGTCCGGGCGCAGCACATGCAGTTCAACCGGCAGGCCCGCGTCCCCCGCGACTGCCTCGATATAGGCGTTGCCGGACAGCAGCAGATGCGCATAGATCGCCTCCAGCAGCTCGGCCCGGCCCTGCGCGCCATTGGGACGCGCCAGAAGCCGCAGCAGCGGATGGCTGTCATAGCGGCGTGCGTCGTCCTGCAACACCAGCGGCAGGCTCGCGGCGGCCTCTGCGATCAGTTTGACGGTGCGATGGCCGACGGGGTTGCCCAGAAAGCCAGACCGGGTCAGCGTCGCCCCATCGCGCGCACCCCACACGGCCTGCGCACCCCCGGTGGGCAGAACGCGGCTCGCAATTTGAGCAGCGGCAGAGACCTTGACCTCCGCACCCTGTGGCTGGGGCACGGGTTTGCGGCGCAGGACATTCAGGACCATGGGCGTCACCTTCTGAAAGCTGAGGGTTCATGTTTCGTCGTTGGGAAGCAGTATCGCGCCGGAGATTTAAATGCCCCCGACCAGAGCGCGCGGCGGGGATGCAACACCAGCTCCAAGCTTCTGTTTAAAAACAAAAATGCCCGGCACTTGGGCCGGGCATTTGCGGGTCAGAGTTGCCGTGCGCGGGGGCATCGGTTGCGCTGCATTGGCTCCAGTATCAGCGCCCACAGCGCCCAAACCAGCGCATCCACCCGGTCGGGGCTGCCGGTGCCGCAGTACCGCTGCGCGGTCATCTGCACCATCTGCGCCTCCAGCCGACCAAGCCCCTGCGCATGGGTGACACGCCCCTGTTCATAAAGCGCCGCCACCGGTTCGGCGCGTGCCGCCTTGCCTGCGCCTGCATGCACCCCCTGATATGGAATTGTCGGGTCGATCTGGCGCAACAGGTCCTGCACCAGCCCGCCACCCTGATTGACCTCGGCCACAACCAGATGGGCCTGGAAGCGGTCGCGGGCGGCAACCACCGCCTTGGCCCAAGTCAGCGGCGTGGCCTTTTGCAGCGTGCAATCGGCAATCACATGGGCGCGCCAACTGGTGATGACCCCGCGCGTCTGTGCGCCCACAACCACGATCCCGCAGGCATCCCCCGTAGCAGACACCGAAGGGTCGACCCCGACAACGATCCGGTCAAAGTCGAAGGGCGCGCCTTTCAGCCCCTCAAGCTGCGCAAGGGTCCAGAGCGCGCCGTCGGCATCGCCCAACAGCTCCCCATCCAGTTCTTGGCGTTCCAGCCGCGTACCTTCATAGCGGGCACGGACCTCGGCCAGATAAGATGGCGCAAGATTGGCGCGATTGGCCTCGGTCGGGGCGTGGGTCATGACGGTCGAAGGACTGTCGAGCAGACGGCGCAGCACATCCACATTGCGCGGCGTGGTGGTGACACAGACGCGCGGCTCCTGCCCCAGCCGCAGGGCAAACTGCAGCATGTCCCAAGCCTCTTGGCCCTGACGCCATTTGGCCAGCTCATCCGCCCAGGCGGCGTCGAACTGCGGCCCGCGCAGGGCCTCGGGATCGGAGGCAGAAAACGCCTGCGCTTCTGCGCCATTGGGCCAGACCAGACGCCGTTCGCCCGCGCGCCAGTCTGGACGGCGATCCGGCGGGGTGCAGGCCAGAATGCCGCTGTCACCCCGGATCATCACATCGCGCACCTGATCATAGGTTTCGCCCAACAAGGCCACACGCCGCGCCCGACCCACGGCGCGCGGCGTCGCACCTTCGACCTGCGCACGCACCCATTCCGCGCCTGCACGGGTCTTGCCTGCCCCGCGCCCGCCGAGGATCACCCATGTGCGCCAGTCCCCCGGAGGGGCCGCCTGATGCGGCAGCGCCCAATGGTCAAAGATCCACGGCCAGGCCGCCAGATCGTGTTCGGGCAGATCATTCAGCAGGATCTCCCGGCTCAAGCAGCTCTGCGAGGCCAGCCAGGCGGCGTTCAATTTCGGCACGCGCTGAGGTGAGGTCAAAGATGCCTTTGGCACGGGTCGGTTCGTCGGCGTTTTCCGGGTCAAGAAGCTTCTCCAATTTCTGAAAATCACGCAGCACGCCGTCAAGTTTGCTTATTCGGGCGCGCAGATGGGTGGTGTCAGGATTGGCCTCCTCTTCGGCTTCAAGCTCGTCGATATAGGCCTCTGTCGACCGCCGGGCGCGCTGGATCGTGCCGTAAAGCGATCGCAGCCGGTCCAAGCGCCCTTCATAGGTCGCAGGCATGTCAGAGGGTGTTTTGGGGGAAGCCAT